CCACCACCGGAGTTCTCGCTGATGTCCTCGGTCCTGTGCGTTGGCACATTCGGGTCCGAGAAGGAAAAATCAGGGGTGTACTGCAAGGTGATCTGGCCATTACCCTTCATGCCAAGGTCAGCCCTATAATATTGTTTCTCCCGATCTGGATCACCCTGGTGACCAAAGGCCAGACGGATGAAGTATTCCATCGCGGTACCGTCGAAGTTGTTCCCGGCATCAAGCTCATACACGAACCCATCATCCGACCCAAAGAATGATCTCTCTGCGCCAGTTGTTTCCTCGCCGTTACAGATGACCGATACCACATGATCGAACTTCACCGGCATGAATGCGGCGAGTTGCGGCAGCAGCGTTACATAGACGGCTGATTTGTCAGTGAAGAAGATCCTGTATTGCTGTTTAGTGCGCGATATAGACGAGGCGGCAACGATGTTCCTGTTCTGGTTCAACAGCTCCTGAATGCGCTGAGAGAACACATCAGAGGAAAAATCACCATAAGCCTCAGTAGGCAGCATCATCGACAGCCCGCGATCATCCATAAAGATAACCTTGTTTGGCTGTCCGATAGTCCATTCAATGGCGCCGATGTCCTCCCGGTAGTCCCTCAAATCCCAATCATCGATAGATGTCCCGTACAGTACCTTTATGCTGTTGCGAGAATAAATCCCCAGGACACTACCTTGGAGCTTCTGGAACCCAGTGATCTCACGGCCTATAGCGAGCTCGGCTGCCCCGAGAATTACGGACCAGATAAGCGGATCGCCCGTGCTTGAATGCTGCACTGAGCCACCACTGAAGGATAGGAATAGATGACCGCGATGGGCAGTAATGTGATCAGGAGTGTCGGTCGTCATCCCGGTACGGACAAACGAGAAGCAATTATCCTGCGTCCACTCAAAGGCTTGGCCTACGCCGTTGCACCCATACATCGACTCTAGGGCAGTGTGCCCGTAGAAGTTGTGATTAATGAATTCGTAACGGCCACCAGCAGGCAAGACATTTTTCACCTCGGAACCGGTAAGGTCAGCAGACCCAGATGCGGAAGTGGCTGTACCGATTGCGTAGCTCCCGCCTTCGATATCAGAAACATTTATGTATCCGGCTGCATCATTGCCAGCCCAAGAGCCGCTCAATAGAACTACTTTGTGGATCAGTGACAGGACGCCGGCTTGGGCAAGAGTCTCGCCACCTAAGAATTCATCAGTGCCGGTATCAAAATCTATGTTGTAGCCAATATCAACTTCAGCCCATCCGGCAGTAGTCGCCTGGTACATGACCCCTGCTGTCGCCAGGGCATTGTCACGGAAGGCATAGACCACATCGTTGAAGTACCAGACTCCTCTGACTGCACCAGAGCCCGGAACGGCAGAGATGTTCGCACGACGCAACTCATGGGCAGTGCCCAGGTACGTGGTGTGTTCTGGCTCATCAGCGCCGTTAATCAGCGCCGTGCCATCTGCCGTTGCAAAGGCCATTTATTTGATCCGCTTAATGGATAGTCGACCATCACTCAGTATGAAGTCTTTCGATGACCCGTCAGCCTTAATCCAAACAGTAACCGTATCACCTTCAGCCAGGGTTAGATCACCTGCCATGGACATTGATCCAACGTCTCCGCCGGTACCGAGTTTCCGCTTAGATGCACCAGCACCATTAACTTCCAGGCCATTCTTCCTGATATGGAAATCGAATTCAGTGCTCCCAGTACCTGAGAAGGTGCAATCAAAATGAGTCACGTACTCACCGTCTGCGTTTGCATCGATTGTGAGCGAATCAGCAGTGTGATCTGGAGTAACTCCATCGGATCGACCATTGGCATCCAGGAGAACCATCAACTCAAACGAAGTGCCTACAACCTGAGTGACAGCAGCATCCTCAACATACATGCTGCCTCCAACACTTAGGGACACAATAATGTCCCTCATATCCTGCGGAGAGATATCCCCCGTAATGTTGTCGGCCAGCAGTGCGAGTATCTGAGTCTCTGTGCGTATCGTGTCTACCATGATTACTCCTTAACCAAACCCGGATGAGAAGCCAGTATCGAAACCTGCATTGGTTATCGATAGGCCTTCGTTGTCTTGGAATGTGCCACTGACCTCTACAAGAATCAGGTCTCCAGCTGCGTCGTTTGTTGCCCAGGCGCCGGACGTGACGGTTACCGCGATGATAATACCTACCGCAGATGAGGAGTCACCCTTGACTGCTTCACCAGGGCTAGGCTCATCGGTACCGCCATCGAAACCTTGCACCCAGTAGGATGCTTGTGATGGTCTTGGCAGGCCACTGAATCTCTCGTACCCCTCAATGCGACGATATCCGCCAGCCTCAGACTCGATGTGCTCGTAGTTCTGGCTACCGATGGCCTCGCCGGGGGTGACGATGTTTGGGGGGTCAGTCAGGTTCACACCTCCCAGTAAAGGGAAGTATGTTGATTGTCTTTTCGGAGGGGTTCTAGTTAATGGTGCATACTTCATTCCGACCTCACGGTGATGACCTCGACTGCTTCTGATTGTCGATGGCCGTCACGATTTGGCAGGTATGCAGCTTCGAGCCGGTCTAACAGCTCAAGATATTCTGCGGTGGCCTCATTGAGAATCTCAGGGGCCTCGTGATAGGCAGCGTATTTCGTTTTTGCTCTGGCTATTATAATACGTTCATACAGATCTGGCACTGACGGATTGTCCAAATCCAAGGCTAATCGAGTTGGCTTCTTCCAATACTCACAGGTCAGGGTGTAAATCTGATCTGATGGAGGCCATGCAATCAGGGTATCGTCGGGCTTCACGATGATTTGTTGCGGCTTATTATTAGTCTGTACGCCAAGGCCCGGACCATCCCGGTATTCCCGGTACTTCATGAAGGTCAGCTTGGCATAAGCTGCAGTGGTCCTGTCGATCACGAAAGAACCGGTGTCGTAGTGACCCAGGTCGGTCGGCTTCGACGTATCCGGCACCAGATTACCTATCGTGGTATCAGAACTGAATTCAGCCCACATAAAGTTCCAGTCTTCCCACAGCGTCTCAATATCCCATGCGGCATCGGCAACGTATTGAACGAAGCGATTATTAAGCCCGGTCTGAGCAACGACTGTCGTGAGCTCTTTAGTGACCCCACTTTCGCGCATGGTCGTCTGAGTCAACTGTAGGAAGTTACGTGGCATTACGCAGCCTTCTTTCTCTTGATGTGCAGAGTGATTGCCTGGTATACCACGTCAGGGTCCAGCTTGAAGGAACACATAGCCGAATGCGTCTCCTCCTCTAGGTAGCAGTAATCCCCGCCGTAGTGGAGCCTGTGACATGGATGGCACCCAACACCTTCAGGCTTCAGCGCCACGGTGTTCTTCCAGTGCTTGGTGAGATTGGCTTCGGATGAATGAGACAGCATGCAGACCTTTGGCATGGGGTCGAGGCCGACTGAATTCAGCACACCGGTCTCTGGCCCTACGACCATGTCGGCATACTTAGCGAAGGCCAGCGTCTCTCGGATCGTCCATTCGCCAGACCTGAGATACACGCGCGGTTCGTCCACCCACCCGGCTTCCAGGATTCGGCATGCCCCGTCACCCACGGTAACCACCTTGGCGCCTGGGTGCTGGATCATAAGTCGCGCGATCACGGTATCGGTGTGAGGATAACTCTTGTGCGCTGAAGACCCGGATAGGGACCACAGGATCACAAAGTCGGAATCCATCTCCCGGCGTGTCTTCTTGGCCTGTTCATCCTCAGCCTTCGAGGGGTAGAACTTGGCCGCCGGCTCAAATGGCACCTTGGCAATCTCATGAGTGCGCTCAAGGTAGTTGATGTGACCTACCTTTTTTCTCTGCAACGTGAGAGGGAAGTTATAGTCAGGCCGCCCCGGCATAGACAGTAGCGTACCTTCTACGGATTCACACAGGTTGACCACCAGATCATAGCGTTCCTGGATTGATCGGAAGAACTTTGTAAGCTCCCCATTGGGAACCTGATCCTTTTCCTGAATCAACCACCCATCCACATTAGGATCATGCTTGATGTAGTCCTGCCCCTGCGGCGTGGTGTTGACGTGGACCTCGTATCCCTGCTTTCTCAAGCCGGGGAAGATGGAGGAGGCCTGGATCATGTCACCGATGCCACCGTATCGAATCACCAGAGCTCGAGGCTTGGCGCTCTTAAGGGGCAGTGTGGTGACCTTCTTGCCGTCCATCCGCTTCTTGAAGACCATGAAGAACGAATACTCGTTGCCGCCGACGCGCACTTCTGACTCCAGCAGCTCGAACCCGGTCTTGATCCGGGTCATGAATTCCATCACCTTCTCAGGAGATAGGTCTTGTAAGTGAGCAGGGTTTGCCCCGTTTGTCCCGACCTTCGGGTACAGCTTCTCGTGCGGCAGATAAAGGATCAGGTGGCCGCCAGACTTAATAGGTCGCCACCACTCAGTCAGGATCTTGACCGAGTCACCCTCAGCAAAGTCCTCCAGAACGTGTGACGAGAATACATAGTCCATCGACTTGTCGGCAAACAGAGAGAGATCCGCTACGTCACAAACGACGGATGCCCCCTGATCACTCACCCAGCGGTCGATGCCTATGGACTGTGGCCAGATCCGAGAAGGACCACACCCAACATCCAACCCGGTACCATGGGTATACGGGACTGTCAGGTATTTAATCTTCTCGGCTTCGTGGCCGGTTGATGTGTTTGGAGACCACGTCATCCAAGAGTTTCCTTGATCTTCGCCAACAGTTTCTCCTGGCTTCGAGGTAGCGTTCCACGCATGTTGTTGCGCTGCGCAAAGTTCTTCAGCTCAGTGTAGGTGTAGGTGTCAATGTCATCAGGAATGACGGATTCTGACTCGGGCACGAAAGGAGTTTCGTCCTCAATCAATTCACCAGAGACGGTGAAATAGCGATTGTTTTGAACGAACTTCGCGCCTTGAACAGGTGGCGGTCCAAAGATTTCTCCATAGGACTTGTCCCAATCGATCTTAGCCATTGTGGCTCCTTACTGGTTTTGTGGTTGGACTGAAAGGTCGTCCAGTAAATGGTACATATCATCTTCAGCTTCAGCAGGAAAATGACCTTGCTCTAGCTGCGCCATGGTGGTCACACCACCTGATGGACTTCGATGAGATCCACCGTCGTCTTGCTCTCGCATTGCAGCCTTTGGATTGTCGGCCATATCATCGAGGCCGTGCATCCGAGCACCTTGATGCGACTGCTCTTTAAAATCTTCCGGCTTCATTGTCGTCTCCCGGCAAAAGAATTAGGGGCCCGAAGGCCCCGGCATCTTATGTAGACTGAGTAGCATCCCAGTCGAAGTCGATCTCGGCTACCACATCGAAGACACCAGTTGCATCGGTGCCTGAGTTTGTAAAGGTAACCTTCGAGCCAGACGCAAGCGCCTCATTTGCCGCTGTGATATTTGCAGTGAGGATTGATCCTGCTGTAGAAGCAGCAACAGTCATCACGCCAACAGTAGATGCACCAATCAGACATTCGATGGTGTTATCAGTGTTGGTACCAGCGGTAATGACCATTGCGCTAACGGCCTTCAATTTACCTTTCTGAAAAACCGAGAAGCGACCATCGGTGGTGTTTGCCACCGGACGGGGACTATCATAAGCCATGACACATTTCCTTCTTTAAATGGGTTCAACCTGCCTTAGCAGATATCGAAGCTCTTGCCGCCTTTCTTGACGCCAATACGCTTGGGTTGCTCGGGCTTCTGAGCTTCGCCTGCCTGGGTTTCCATTCCCATTACTTTAGGGCTATCCATAATGTTGCTGGCTTCGTTCAGACCATATTCGACACCGGCAGATACACTGCCTTTGGAGCTACCGCCATTTTGGCCGTGCTCTCCAGTGAAGTCAGAATCTTTAGTATTCATTACGCTTTCCTCGTGATTAATCGAGTGGATGAGGGAGCCGAAGCCCCCTCAATTCAACTTCCCTTAGGAAGCAGAGTCCCACTTAACGATGCGTGAATTGGCAGCATCGGTATGAACAATGCCGAAGCCTCCGAGGTAGTACCAGGCAATCCCGCGAGACCGACCGAAGTCAGTTGGGATCTTACCGCGCAGCTCTTCAGGAACAGCGATGGCCTCAGCCACAGTATCCTCACCGAAGAAGTAAGCCCAAGTGGACTTGGCGTTATCCCAAGTGGTTTTGGCCACGTTGGTTTGCTCGACGAATCGGACACCTTCGTAGCGACCAATCTCACCGCGCATGATCATGCCGAAACCGGCATCAACATACGAATGCAACGTCTCAAGGTTATTCTTGAGTGTGCGCCAGGTAGAAGGATGCGCGACTGCGAAGTAATCGTCGCCACGATATGGAGCAATGTTCCGCTCTTTCATGACATCGACGATACTTTTCACGTGATCCTTGCCGAGGGCGATACTATTAGTACCGGTCGCGGTACCATCAGTGGTCAGGGTGATAGCGCCAGAAGCACCGCCTACAACACGAAGTTTGGTGGCGTTGAACTGGTTGTATGCTTCCTGATCCAATGCCTTCTTGGCATCGTTCTTGAGCACCTTGTGCACGATCTCTTTCACCGGCTGCTCGGACAGATTGTCCAGCTTTTGGGTGAACGGTACCGAGTTACCCAGCTCATCGATGGTCATGGTGCCCTGGGTGATGGTGAAGTTGGTTTCGGCCATGGTAGCGGTCTCAGTCAGGGTCGTACCCTGAGTGGCGACATCACCGTAGACGTTCCAGTGGAAGGTAGCACCTTTGTGCATACCTTGATGAGTGGCATCCTTAATATCAGCGAACTGACGGAAGCGCACTGCGGGTTGTAGTGCTTGGCGAAGTTCTCGGGAAAGTTGGTCCGAGTACATGAAGCCACCGAGAGAGTCGGTTACCCAAATCTGTCCAGCCATTTTCTAATCCTCATTAAGTTGTTGATAACACTGACCGAATTCAGGCTTGTTATTGGCCCCGGTATTCCCGCATATCAGCAAGAATATCTTTGCCGGTCTTTGGCTGCTCTTCGGTTACACCGATTTGAGCCGCTCCACCAGCGGGAGACACATCATCCAAGTCCTCTTTCCGATCCATTCGAGTGCGTGTGTCCACAGGCTTCTTCTTTTTGTTTCCAAGGTACTCACGGGTTCTCTTCCCCGCCTCCATTAGCACTTGACTAGATGTCCAGTCTTGGTGCTCATGTTGTATCTCGTCACAAAAAGCATCCGCTACTGCGAACTTCTTTTTGTCGGTGGCAATATCTGCAAAATTCTCTTCACTGGAAAACTCTGTCCAAGCATCTGCTGTAGCGTTCTCTTGGGCGATACGCGCTGTTTCAACGTCCTCGGCCTTGATGTCACTCCTAACTTTCTTGGCTATCGCATCCGCATCAACCGGGGTAGCGTTACCCATAATTTCAGAAAGTCCTGCTACTGCTTCGTCAGTGTTTCCTTTGTAAATTGAATCTACCACCTGTTTACTTTTTTCCTGCACGTCAAACGATGATGCAGTGTTACCAGCGTCCTTATCGGATGGCTGGGGCTGGTCCTTCAGTTTCGATTCGCGCTGGCTAATATCCTGCTCGCGCTCGTCGAGATCCTTGCGTTGTCGTGATGCCTGCTGCAATCGCACGTCAGCTGATTCATGCTTCTGTGCTGTACGAAGGATCTTGTCGTAGGCCACTTCTTGCTCTTGACCATCGACCTTAACCTTCGTCATCCATTGCCCGTCTTTCAAATAGACAGGGGCATCACCGGGTACTTCTTTGGCAGCAGCTGTGGCATCGTCACCGGTAGGCACAGCGTCTGCTTCTTGAATTATTTCTTCTGCGGGGATCTCAGGCTCTTCGACTTCGATATATTCGACGCCTGCCATTACAGCAGCCTCTCGATTATCGTCAGCGACCTGAGTTTTTCGTCCG